TATTAAGTTGAATAGGTAGTCGTCAGGAGTAGGAAGTAACGGGGTCATGCTCGGCCTTTACGTGCTCGGTTTTTGGATGCTTTTTCAAGGAATGTTTTACCATTCTTTTTGTGTGAGACATCTTTACCGTCACCATTGCCATAGGTTCCCCGTTTTCTGTTTTCTTTGTTGAGTGCAGACCGCTTTTTGATCTGCAATTTAGATCCATCGTACTTTTTTTGGTACGATTTGTAGTTACCGTTAGCGTATTTAGGACCGCTATATTTAGACGTTCGAGCCATGCAACCTCCGTTGTACAAGCTCTGGGTCTACCTGGGGCATAACTGCTGCTAGTTTAGACAGTGGATTACCCTCCAGGGCGACACCACTGATGTCATTTGTCTTGAGCCAGTCACAAGCTGCTTTCAGGTCTTGAGTAGTAGCCTCACCTGATTTAATACGGGCAAGAAACTCTTTAGTAACCAAGTTATGCAGCTCGTTAAACTGATCTTCTGTAGCTTTTTTCTTAGCCATTTTTCAGGATCATTTGGTCAATCTTGGTTTCAATACGGATCATATGGTCTTCCATCTTTTGAACGGCGGTTTCAAAGTCTTGCTTAGGTACATAACTTGTAGCAACACGCAGCTCAAAAGTATCTAGACGTTTGTCCATATCATTAATTCTGTTGTGAACTCTATTTGTAAGAGCCGCACCTGCTGCTACAAGAGCAATAACAGCTGAAACACCTGCTTCAATCATTGGTTAACGATACAATAGGTACAATGTCATTACATAATACTTCAACACGTGAACCAGGTCTAAAGGTAAACCCAGCTTTCATAATTTCAGTACATTTAAGGGCACGAACAAGCTCGTAATCAAGACGCATCTTTTGTTCGTGTTTACGTGCAATAGCTTTGCAGGTTTCAATCATACTACCATCCAGTGGTACTGAAAAGTTTAACTGTACGCCATAGTTATTGCTACGTACGTACCCAGTGTAATCATGAGGAATAGTATCGTTGCCCATATAAAAGGGCGAGAACTGCATGGTGGTTCCATTACAACTATTATTGGCTGCAAAGTATTGACGAGACGGTGCTCCATTGTTCTGGAATTGCACCGCCTGATTAGTTACATTACCTGTAGCTGCGGCCACAGGATTTGATGTATTTTGAACCTTTGGTTCTTCGTTAGCAAATACAGGACTTACTATTGAGAGAAGACCGACAAGGAAGTAGTAGTGGAAACCTGTTGAATGGTTTCGGTGATCAGACTGTCTTCGATCAGACCAGCGGAACGGTTCACAATCTCTAGTTGAAACTGTTCCCCTGAATTGGTTACTGAGTAGGTCGTTGCTGTGTCTGAAATGTCTCCGCTGGGTGTTACGTTTGTGCCAGACCATGATGAATAAGTACCACCATAAACGTTTGTTTCAATCGTACGATCGATGTCCACAGTGGTAGTCGTGGTGGATTGCATACTACCCTGTGTAAAATTAGGTGTAACCTGTTGTGCAGCAGCAGGGCTAGCCAACATCATCAACAAAATAAGACGTTTCATTCTTCTTTCTTTTTAGGTTCAGGAGGTTTAGGATTTGTTTTGCTGTTTGATGTAGTCAGTCCGAAGGTCGCTAGTGCGCCTGTAAAGACAGAAGCTACAAAGGTAATATCACCACCGCTTTGTCCTTTTTTAATCATAGGGATGTCTACGTAGTTTAGAGTAATAATAAAACCACTCCAAACAACAACACCTAATCGAACAAAGGTTCCAAGAATTTGTAGTTCATCCTCAGTATTTTCTTTAACTTTTTCTAGGAAACCTTTGGTTCCTTCTTTTTTGTTAATTTGTTCCATGTAGTTTTTATGATAGGTTTCATAACCATCACTAAATATTTAAACAAAGAAGTAGCAGTCAGGGTGGCACCAACGCTAATAAATGCTGTTGTAGCTGCTGTAGTCATAATAGTAGTTGTAGGCATTGGTACCTCAATATCCGTAAACGGAATCTCTACTATTTGAGCTTCAGGTGGTACGTTTATATTCGTACGTTTTCCTCCCGGAGATTCGTCTTCTGTATCCATCCCTTCAACACCTGGGGGCGGACGAAGGGTGTTAGGAGGCACTACAAGGGGCTTGTAACTAGGTATCTGAGCCCTTGGTACCTCCAACACCGCTTGCGGCAGCTCAGGGGCTACTGGAAGCGTTAGAGAGGGAAGAACCGGTGGTTCACTCCAGGGGTCCACCGAACAAACCGCGTTCGATAAACTTCACTGCCTGATCATCGACAGTGTTGTCGGTTTGCTCAGACAGTTTCTTCAAAAGGTCAACAATAAGACGTTTGACTTTATCAGAGTTAATGAACGAAAAAAGAATTGGACGGATAAGGGTAATCATAATTATGCAGGGGGTGTAGGCCAGGTAACTTCCAGTGGGAAACTTTCTTGTGTTGAGATGTCACGAAGAGCTTGGCGATATGATTGCCAAAGCGTGCGAGTTGCTTCTGGAACATCAGGCTGCTGTGTCCAGTCCGTCTCTTTAAGTCTGATATTACGTTCTGAGCGTTGAATCCAAGCCCACGTAGCATCACGCTCTTCATCAGAAAGAGGCGCGACTTGACTTACATAAGTAGTGGACAGCTGTTCATATAGAACACGACCGTATTCTTGAGTGTCATCAGGGGTTGCAGTAAAAGGAATTACTTCACCAGTCTCTTGGATTGTAACATCACAATCGATGGTACCCCAGATGTTATATTTAGCGTTAGTAAAGGCGTAATCGCCGTTTTCTTGTGTAGTAAACATAGTTTATTAAGCGTAGCGGACCCAGAGACTTGTTTCTGAAGGAGCCGTGTTGGTACTGTTGCCAGCAAGACGACCCAGCAGCCTCCAAGAACCTCCCGGAGTTCCAGATTGGTTTCCGTTGGCGTTTGAATAGCGAAGGGTGCTACCACTTGTTGTAGTATTAGCGGTTTTATCGCCTGTAGTGTTTACCAACGTACAGAAAGCATAAGTACCAGTTTGACCGGCAGTGCTAGACGCGATGGCAGTTTTAACATTGCCGCTGGAAAAAGTACCGCTAATTGTACCTGTTGCCGAGAAATCGCCGTTGTCATTAAAGGTAAAACGAGTGGTCGTACCGTCACGGATATAGAAGTTACCAATACCACTGTTCAGATCCATATACATATGGGATCCATTAGTGAACATCTCACAATCGTCACCATTACCAAAGCGGATGATGTCGTTATCGTGAAGGTCAATAGCTCCACGAACGTTTAGAACATTCGTAACTGTTGCTTCATTTGTATAAAGATTACCCCAACGCGCACCGGTCGTGCCGAGACTACCTCCTCCATCACCTTCAGGTCGGAAGACACCGCTATCTTCCAAACGCATTTTGTTAGTGCCATTATCCTGGAAAATCATTCCCGCACCTTTTTGGTTGACATAAAGCCAACCATTACTGTCAAAACTTGCAACCCAGTCATCACTGGCTCCGAAACGCAGTTGATCGCCATCTGCAAGGTCAAGTGCTTCGCGGATATTGACAGTATTACTAAACGTTTTGTTTCCAGTCATCGTTTGGTTGCCTGTTGTCCGGACAACTGTGCTGTCTACGGAAACAGCGTCGGTGGTGACATTGATCCCACTGCCTTCGCCCACATTTAGAGTTCTATTGGTTGTAAGTGTACCGCCTCCAGTTAAGCCGCTACCAGCACCAACAGTGCGAGAGCAGTTTGTTGCAGTATCAACAGTGCTACTCGTTAGAGCAATAGTTCCAGCGGCATTGGGGAAGGTGTATATTCTATCAGACGTGATATTGTCGAAGTTTAAAGTACCTTCTTGGGATGTCTGTCCTGGTTTTGCAAATTTAAAAACACCGCCAGTTCGGAAGACTGTATTACCTCTGGATTCATGGCCGACAACAACAGCACCACCGGTCCCATCTGTATCATTGTTACCACGGAGGTGTAATGTCCTGGCGGTTGTACTATCAGCAGGCTGAATAGTCATGGTGGAATTTGCACCAGTGATGTTACTAGCTCCCGTGATTTCACCAATACTCCAAGTGCCAAGAAGGGTTCCACCAGTAGGGCTTGTCGTTAGTTTCTCTGATCCGTCGTAGTAAAGCTTCGTTCCCGCGTTTTTTATATGCCTTAACGCCCAGTGATTGTTGGTGTCGTCATACAAGCCAAACTCGGTGTTGTCATTTTTTTGCATAAAGACAGCACCGTCTTCAATGGCATAACCCTTCCAGCCGCCAGTTGAACTTCCGCCGACTTTAACTGTACCATAATCGCCTGAAGCCCTACGAAGTTCACAAGGATCGGGCGCAGGTACACTATTATTACTTATATCTAAACCATAAACGGTAAGATCACCTGCAACTTTTCCATCACCATTGATAAAAAGCTCACCGTTAGACATCAGTTGACGGCCATAAAAACTCAACGTTCCAAATTCAGGACGAGCTTCCATGAGTTCATCGGAATCTAGAGTCCCATCACCATCGGTATCGCTTTTAATGTAAAATCTATTGGCAGCGCCTTGGATGTAAAAATCTGCCTGGCTGCTATCGTTATCAATAAGAGCTATAGTAGGATTTGCGCCAGTTAGTCTTACTTCGGGAGTTTGAGTGCCAGCCAGTTCACCAGTAACTGAAAGACCACCAACGTTAATAATACCATTATTCAGTGCATCCAGTTCACCACCAAGTTCAGGTGTTAGGTCAGTTACAATGTCAGCAGCAATTGAACCTGCAGCAATGCTAACGAAACCAGTACGTTGATCAACAGTAAAGAAGTCACCGACTTTAAACATACCATTATGATCAGTAATGGCAGTCCATACCTTACCATCGTTCTTTTCAATAATCTGAGAAGCGTCAATAGGAACACCACCATTTTCAGGCAGTGCTCTGTAGTCAGTACCACTACCGACGTATTCCATGGTATGACCACTAGAAGAGATCATAGAACGGAGATAGAATGACACAGCAGCATCATCAGCAATAGCACCATTGAGTCCAAGGTTCTCACTACGATTACTTGGATTAGGTCGGCTAATACTTACAGTCCAACCATCACCACCTTCGCTATCAGTGTATGGTGTAGCAGACAGAATAGGATAAAGAATACTGTTTACTTCTACCAACATGTTTTCAGCAGGACGTTCGGTGCTACCAAACCATCCAGCTCCAGCAGTAGGTTCGTTAATGTTAAAAGTGATACTCTTATCTGCTGCAGCACCATCTACGTTAGATGTAAAAATAGCAGTAGAAGACTTACCATCAACAACCAAACCATACCGACCAAAATCAGTAGTAGATGCAGCTAGGTTAGCTTGACCACCATTGATACAAGTAATGTGTGCGTGATTAAAAAATGCATAGCTACTGGTAGCCTGGACGTAACCGTTGTTAGTAACAAAGATACCAGGACCATCTAATGCGGTATGGGTGTAGCTGTCACACACCATTGAACGTAACGGACTATTAGTATTAGGCACACTACCGTCAACCAAAATACCACCACCACAAGGTGAAGAATCAAGGTCACCAGCCGAACCCTCACCAGGAGTATGTGGCGTAAACGCTACGTTGTTGATTTGTGAATCGGAGAAGTTCGTACAATTTTGGACGTACGGTGATTTTTTAATAATTGCATCAGGATAGAACGCAAAGTTCCAACCTTGCTGAGGAGGCAAACCGTGTACAGTATCTGGATACAAAGACCCACTAGCACCACGTGTACCTTCAGCTTTAAGACCCATAAGCGTCAGGTTTGCAAAATATGAACCACTGTTAACGCGGAACATGGTTTGCAGTTCCTGAGAGTGTGGCGTATTTACATTATAGCTAGCCTGGTCTGCATCAGGAATTTTCGGGTGAATAATACATGTCCGAAGCGATTGACCAATGATACCAACATCGTTTTTGGTAATATCAATAGGAAGTGTCTCAGCATAAATACCTGGAGCAACCGAAACAATACTACCATCACCATACGTTGAGTCATTATTGATCTGTTCAATAGCAGCTTTAATAGTCTGTTTAGGACGGCTGATACGGTGACCATCGTTGTTATTATCGCCAGCAGTAGCATCAACATAAACAACTTTAGGTTGGTTAGTAAATGTACCACCAGAAGTAACAGCAATCCAGGCAGAACCGTTCCACATAGAAAGGGTCTTGTCGTCCTCAACGTCTAGCCAAACAGCACCTTTACCCATGCCTGACAACGAAGGTGTGGAGTTTTGAACATAGTTTTCAAAGCGACGGACAGCGGCACGAGAGGTAAAGATTTTATTATCAGAACCAATGTTATCATAGTCCGATTGTTGATCAGCCAGTTTAATCTGGTCAGAATCTTTGATCTTGTCAAAGTCAACACTATTATCCGTTAGTCCGATAGTAATCGTACCATCACCATCATCAGTGATAGACACACCATCGGTACTACCAATGTCGTTAGTAATTACTTCATTGATGTAATCATTAATGGCACCAGTAGTAGGGACTGCAACGTCATTAGCAGGCATGACGTAACCAGCAACAGCTAGCTCAGTCTTAGTAAATGTATCGTTTACTTCATCTTGGAATCGTGCGTCAAGTGCTGCAGTAGTAGCAATCTTGGTATCATTGCTGACCCAAGGATCACCACTATACAGAGTGTTGTCGTAACGATCCCAATAATAATCTTTTAGGTATTGATCAAGTTCATCAGAAATACCCTGACAACCAGACTCTTGAATAGCATACCGAAGCTGCTCAAAGTTTTTATTCAGGTCATCAGATCGAATAGCAGAACCAGGGTTGAACAACGCCCGGATGTCGTCTACCTGAGTGATACGACGGATCTTAACGTTGTCAACAGTCGGCTCTCCTGGGTCAACAGGGGTGGCTGGAGACGGGGGCGCAGCACCAGTGAACTCCACAATGGTGGGGTTAGCATCAGTAATGCGCCAGGGGTAGGTGGCATCTGTCGTAAGTTTTTCGTCGTATTCTTTTGTTACCGCGTTCCAAAAATAAACGTGGATTTCAGATTTAAAAATGTACGGGAAGTCAAAAGAGAATTGTGTCTTTGTCCCGTTTCCAGCTTGAATTGTTTGTACGTCAGTGCACGCCATGTTTTTTAATAACGATTAGTTGTGATTGGCATAATGCCTTGTTCAGCACGTTGGTCATTCACCTTCTTAAGCATAATACGTTGCTCAATAGCATTACGCATTTCCGGCTCAAGATTAGTAAAAGCATATTCTTCTGCTGTTTTTTGAGCGTCACGAATCAGCATGTGAATTTGATCGTACTTGCCAATAGGTACCTCTTCGGAACCAATAAATTGGCGACGCATCGTTTTCAGCTCTTTAATAGTATTACGGGCTTCAGCAGTCTTTGCAATTTTGCCCAACTCTTCTCTGAAGATGCCCATGCTACCCATTTCACGGTTTAGTGCATTACGCTCTGCTGCTGTAAGGTCAACACCATTACGTTTCTTAAATGCAGTAGACACGTCATACTCAATGTCATACAAAAACTTCTCTTCTTTAGTCATAGCTGGATGGATTTTCAAAGGAGAGTAAGCGTTGTAGACACGTTGGAGAAGGCTATATTTATTAGGAGCTTCACCACTAACAGGACTCACAATAGTAGGCAGTCTGTTAG